ACATACCCCCACAGTTAAAGCATAGAACATCTAGCATTTTTTGCTTCCATTATATTTCATCATATAAGTATATCATGGGCACTAGTTCGGCGAAAAATAGGTTTTAAAGTTCGGCGCAAAGTAGAGGTAACAAAACCTTCCTATGACCTACACGGTCACTATCGGTGAGTAGCCTTCATATGCCTAGATAGAGAATCATGTCCAAATACACCCCATCTTAAGTCCCACTCTTTCTTACAAATCGGACATATTAATATCCTCATCACTCTCCCAAACGACTAAACATTTTGTACAGGTAATGCCATGCTCTCTCATATACCAAGTATGATCACACTTCTTCATTGCCTATGTCTTTTCTTGTTGCCATACCTAGCCTTAACCTCAGCCTTAGCCTGATCCACAATAGCGTTCGTAATGTCTTCAACACTAAACTCTTGATCGAAGGTTTGTTCAGTATCCATTTAGGCACTCATTTCTTGTATGGTATAGGCGAATCTTATTCATTGTCTTTTTGTTCGGGGCATACAATTCTTCACCACAACAAGCAGTCTTAAGATACCACCTTAGCAAAGAAGTCATAAAGCATACCTTTATAGTTCTCGTATTTCTTGGCTACAAAGGTTTGAAATGGGTCTGGTATTTCCATATTGATCATACTCTAAGTATAGCGATTTTGGCGGGGGAAGTCAAGAGGCCATCGTAATCCCTAGTATAAGATATAAACCCTATTAGGAGATACGCCAGATATATAAGGCTAACGCAGTGCTGAGGATATATGGGATAGCGCAGAAAATGATGATGTCCATGTATCTATTATAGCCCAGATAACTAAGAGCGTGTACCGTTTTTTATTTTCTTGTTGATATTGTGCTTTGAACGATACTTTGATGCAGCCTTGACAGCATCTAATCTGGTTTTATATTCCTCTGATGAATACACATTTAGTTCTAGATCTAGGAATCTCCATTTGCTGGTTTGTGTATTGATTTCTACTTTTGTCATTAGTTTTGGTCTCATATATATAGGATATCAGGAAGTTATCCACATGTCAATGAGGTGGTTTGGCATAGTTATCCACAGGTTTATCCACAGATTAATCTTACTGATTATATTATTAGACACTCTAGAAGTGGAGCATTGTGGAGGATAGTGGAGTAGGGAGCGCTTTCAGAGAGGCGTTCGTAATCTTTTTTGGAGAGCGGGGCCTTATCACAAAACCTTCATATTGTCAAACCTTCAAACCTTCATATCCCGCAGCGGATGATATCACAGATATAATGGTTTGTCAAGTCCTTTCAAACCTTAAAACCCCATAAAAAAATCTCCCAAAACCAGGGAGAAATTGTCGATAATCGTAATGTTTTTTAATTAAACTATTATGGTTTTTCTAGAAACCAAGGAGAAAAGGTTTGTTATTCTATAGGGGGTATTTGTTATAGGGTTTGGTCTTGATCCCCTGGGGTTTCGCCCTCGGCGAAGCGGCCTGTGGCCTGCTCAGTTTCACGGGATCTCAAAAATTCGGGGGTAAATGAAAAGAAGTGTTTCAAACCTATAGTATGAGTAACAGTGACAAAGGAGTTCCACATGTTATCACTGAAGGTTTGATAGCCTTTGGGATCATTCTTCATATACTCTGCAAAGTGATGTCTAGGACTCATAATATCATTATAACATGGTTTGACAAACCTCAAAACCTATGATATAAGGTTTGGGGATATAAAGGTTTGGATCGTAATGTTCAGCAGGGGGAAAGTTTTGGAGGTTCGTAATGTCTTTTGGAAATGAGGTTTGGGGTTTGACAATTTGATAAAACTATGTCACGTGCCCTTTCGGGCCAAAAGACTAATCGTCTTCGAGTAGGTCCTCAATGCTCTCAAACCCTGTGTCCTCAGTATCCAAACCTTCAATAAATAAATCCCATGTTTCATTTATGTATTGCTCTAGTGTTGGAGTATGATTAATTATTCCCTCGGCAAATGCGAAAGCAAGTGGCAAACCTAAGTCGTTGTAAATAAAGAAATCAATCCACTCATCCTCTGCTTTATAGTTAATCCATAGTTGCCCAAGGATTAGTGCCTTGTTCTCAAATGTTGTTGCTGGCATAGTTCGTTCCTTCCTTAGTTTCTTTGGCTGACTCTGCTATTACCTGTAAACGATTATACACTACATAGGGCTGAGATTTTGCCATGTATTCCCCGACCAATTCTAAATCAACTCTGAGGTCAGCAATAATGTTACCCATTTTATTGGCAATCTTTTCCTCATCTGTAATTCGTTTGCTTATTCTCATGGTTCTCCCTTATGTTAATTGTATCAAAAAGTGGGGGAAAGAGCAAGCCCCACGCCTGCCCTTCCCACCCGATTAGCCTAGGTGACCCAATACCTAGACTAGCGCAGGGCAATAAGCACCCATAAATTTATCAAAGGGCACTGAGACTCTATCAGTAACAGTATTAGTAGTGAAGTCGACTAGGACCGTAAACTCACCTAGTTCTAGGGACCCACCCTCATTAGCAATTGCATGGATTCCAAACCCTGTTTCTTCAAGAATGCTGTCTTGCATAAGATAACTAATGATCATCCGTGTTCCATAGGATGAATCACCTAGTCTAGGTTTTGCATGCTGCAGCGCCATGGCCAGGTCCCGCTGCCATTCAGTCTCTCCCCAGTGGCTATATAGAACTACCATAGGACCCTTGTCAGAGTCCTTGAATACAAAATTAATCCGTGCTCCCATTATTCTTGCTCCTCATCTAAGTCGCCTTCAAAGTCGATAACTACTTTAACAATTCGTCCGTCCTCGTTATACTTAACATAAACAGGATAATATCCGTCACCATATCCTGTGTTAAATACTACTGCGCTACCTGTGCCTAAAACACCAGCACTAGCAGAAAGTGTCATAGCACTAGCGCCATGATAAGAGTAATCTCCAGCCTTACCCTCTAACTCCCACTCCTCGCCTTCATTTGTTTTCCATTGGTCAAGGTAGCAGGGGTCACCTACCATTGCTTGACCTGAGTCAACTGCGAAGGAACCTACTAATTCAAGTTCATCTATTACTATTTGTGTCATTTCTTATCCAATCCTACTAGGGTCATTTCTTCAATTGTAGCGCACTCAGGGCATTTTTGCAAGTCTGCCTCATCAAAGGCATCTCTAACAGTGTTATCAGGGTCCTCAAACTCTGCGTGGCAGGTCTCACAGAAGAACCAGTTATAACTAACACGGACCTGAATAGTAGTATTATCAGGGAAAGGAACCTCAGTGATAAAGTATCCTATTCGATTAACAAATCCCCAGCCAGACCATAGGTAAGACCCACCGTCGTCTCCGTCTCCATACATCCAGATACGGTTCTCGTCTTGCGCTTTGACAAACTCTACCTCATCGCCATAGGTCTCAAACATCATTCCATCGAAGGAGGCATTTGTATCAATGTGATTTAGTATAGGTTTATATGTGGCTACAAAATCATCGTAGTCCATTTCAATAAAGTTATCCATGGGGTCTCTTTCTGTTAGGGTCTTATATATAATTCTACAGGGTAAATGTCAGTCTGTCAACTTCATTCGTACAAGGTCATAAGCGTCGATGGCTCCAGCACAGTAATCATCTAGTTCATGATCATTTTCTAACTGATACTGCTCCCGCTTTTCTGTTAGGTCAGCAATGCGTTCCTCTACAAATTTACGCAGGGTATCAATGACATCTAGTGAAGCACACTCTCCACAGTAGGCATTATAGTCCTCTTCCTCTGTATAGGGGATAGAGCAACCACAACTGTTACACCATGATTCATCACGCATTCCCATTTTTTCTCCTATCTGCAATAGCAAATGCTAGTTGGTATGTTAATCCATATACCGCTGAAAGTGCGTCCATGTAACCTTCGTTATATAAACGCTGAACAGTATCTTCATAGTCCTCATCTGAACCTAGTTCATTAGAGTTCTCTAGGAGAGGAACTAATTCCTTCTCACATTCATACATCATATTCTTAAGTTCTCCATGAAGGATATCTGTTCCTGATTCACCTAGGTCCACTAGGGTCTGTAGTCTTGGTTCTAGTTGTGTTGTTTCCATTACTCTATCATACCCTCTGCCACTGACAAGAGGTGCTGGGTAGCGTGAATCTGTCCTGAAACAAATTCCCAGTCTACGGATTCATCTCCAACTGTAGCCAAGGTCTCATCTCTATCTTGTTCTAGACTAATCAAATGTATCTTGATATACTCAATGAAAGCATTCATTAGGCTACTTCCTCATCTTCTTCTTGTTCATCTACTTCAATAGAATAAACCTCACCAGAGAAAGCATAGTCCTCATATTGCCAGCCTAGTTCTTCTGCTTCTTCTGCGTTCTCTGCTTCTACTTCGTAGTTATACTCTACGATTACTTTAATGTCATATGTTGGCATTAGGGTCTCCTTTTTCTTTATATATTAATTATAGGGGTTGGTGTTGATTTTTACAACTTTTGGTGGTGTGACCTTAGTCACAGACTCTAGGGTAGGTCCGAAGGCATCTGATTTTGTTAATAGGATAACTACTCCTAGTCCCCCGCAAATACAGGCGGGATCTGTCCAAATATCTGCACAAGCAGTAATCTCTATAAGGGCATCACAATCAGTGCAGAGATAATCATACTTAGTCCACATCAGAATATCACAACTCCTGACTGACTATCTTGTGGCTTATTTGACATCTCTTGTGCTTCACCGCACTTGCAGGTGTATCTGTGCCAGAAGGGTGTCCACTCCCATTTATGTTTGTGGCTCATTTGCTATTTGCTCCAGCCTCGTATGCAACCTTGTAAATCTCTACAAGGCGTAGATATGTTCCCTTGACTGCGTCATCCTCATTAGACATAGAGGCTTCAAAGTATACGATTTGGTCTGCTTGGTCTTTTAGTTCTTCTTTATGCTCTTTTGATATCTTGATTTTCATTTGGGTCCTTTCCTAGTGGGTTATATATTAATTATAGCGGTAGCCACTGACATTAGTCAAAGTATCCTTCTGCCCATAGACCATTGAGGAAGTCTCCAGCAATTTGTAGGTTGTCGTGTAACCACGGGTCATTGTTAAAATCAACAGTAGTCTTAGCAGACCAAATAGCAGTAAGCATATTGTCTAGATCTTCTTTAGTATAACCTAGCATTACTCAGACTCCTCTATAGGCTCAAATACATTGTCTATAACATCTACATCATCAGGCTCGGTGCCCTGAATTTCTTCAAGGAATAAATCTTTAGCCTGTTCAATACTATCAGCCTCGATTTCTCTGTTCCAATAGTTATTTACTCGTTCATAGTAATCAATGTTATAAATAGGCATTACTCTCCCCAATACTTGACAATAGTTTCCATGGTAATATGTAGGTGGCAGTCACATGGTTCTCCACCCATGTTCTCCTCAAATTCAAAGTGCGATAGGTTATCCTCATAAATCTCATTTACGAGTTCTGATATGGTGTATGGTTTGTATTGTGTGGTCATGCTTCTATCATAACACTAGGGTCTGACATTTTGGATTGCCATAGGTCACAGTTTCTATCTAATCTATCACCAAAGACACGGATGTAGTCTGCGATATCTTCTGTTTGTTCTGTTAGACATTCTTTGACTGTGTCTACTGATATAAATACTCTTCCATTCCATAGACCCATTTGGCCAATGTTTGTTGGAACTTCTAGGCAACCATATGTGTCTTGTTCCCAGCCAACACCTTCTGAGCAAACCAAGGCATACTTGTTGTCGCCAAATACATTTTTTTCATCCAGGGTAATGAATAGCAAATTGTCTACTGTGCATTCACTAAAGTCGCTACTATACTGTAGATTATAGATTCCATTAGCGATTACTGCTAACTTCTTGCCGTCAACTATCTGACCGATATAGCCTTTTGATCGATTTCTCATGGGGTTCCTTTGTTAGTGGGTATATATCAAGTATAGCCGAAACCTGGGAAAATATCAAGTCTGTCGTAAAGAATTTTTGGTTTGACATTTTGGGGAAAAGGTTTGATGATCGTAAAGTTTATTTTGTTTGACATTTTTATGTCCGATATGTCTGGTTTGGTCCACGTGCAATTTTTTATGCATTGTGTTGCATATTTATTTGCGAAGCGTACGGGACTTGAACCCGTGATCTCTACCGTGACAGGGTAGCGCATTAACCAACTATGCTAACGCTCCATGCGAGGCAGTTTTAATTCATGCCTAGGAAATTGTATCATGCGAGAGACATTACATTCTGCACAACTTTTAGCAGACGATTTTTCTCTGCGTTAATTGCAGGGTCAAAGCCTGATGCTGATGCAAGGATTGATTCGTTAGAACCACCACGAGCAGAGCGATACCAATCAAGGCGCTCAGTTAGTGCATTGAACGCACCCCAAGCATTTCCAGCAATCATGCCATTGAATTCACCAGTGTAAATATCGTTGATGACATCAACTTTATTTTCCCACTTTTTGCTTGAACCCTTAGCATCTTTTTCTGGCTTAGGATATGCAGCAAGAATGATGTCGTTGAATTGCTTAGCATTGACTTCCTTCTCGAACATAGCCTTAGCCATGATGTCGAATTCGTCCATGTATGCATTAGCAAGCCCAAGAGTTTCACGAGCAATCTGCACCTTGCCATTAGCGGTCTGAGTATGGCGAATCTTGAAAGATTGCTTGATTCCCTTATTTTTCTTACGACCTACGCCACCGAGAGCAAGGTTAAGAGTGTTAGCGCACACAACACGAACGGGTGTTATGCTTGCTTGAATGGCAATAGAGCCATCGTGTGATGTGTTGATAAGTAGATAAGTTTTAACCTTATCGCTTACGCCGTTAGGGTCTAGGATTGTTTCACGCTCTAGTGCAAGAGCACCGAACACAACACGACCACCCTTGATTGAGCCAGCCGTTTCCCAACGACCACCACCGTCTAGGATATTATCACCGAATGAAAATAAATCTTCATTCTGCAATGGGTGATAACGCTCACCAACGATGCCAAGAACATCGGTCTGTGTGTTATCTGTAGGATTTGTTCGCAAGACATATTGGTATGCCTTGTCGCTTGTTAGATGTGTAGGGGTTTCCAAATCTTCCAGACGAACATTCCAACCATTAAGATTTGCTGCGGACAACATTTCTGCGGTTGTTTTTTCTTCTGTGAATACGGTTCCCAATCCATGCCAAGCAGGTTCACGGAAAGATGCGAATGATGTTTTTCCGTTTTGTGTTTCTAGGTCATGTGCCATGAGTTTTTCTCTTTTCTGTTGTTGTTAATTTAAGTATACACCGACCCACTGACAAATGCAAATCGGGATAGTTAAACAGGGGATAAATCGGACATTACTTAATGTGATTAAATTCACATGATCGTAAAGGCGTGTCGTAACTTATCCACAAGTTATCCACAGGCCCACGTGCAATTTTTGCAGGGAAATAAAAATTGAGCAGTTTACATGGCCATACTCAGGGCCCTTACCTAGTTTAGAGACATTCGGCATGTCTATTAGTAGCCCCCTACTAAAAATCAATCCTGTCTACACTTGAAGAAAGCCAAGTAATATTATCAGAATTATATGATACAGATTCAAAATCAATATCATTTACAATTGATTCAACATCCTCATCGTGTGGAACCTGCAGTGTTAGGTTATAAGTTACGGTAACCTCAACTTCAACTTCCTTGATTAATTCAAAGCCACATACTTCTGCAATCTCATTTGCTTGGTCCTCTGTGATTCCATTATCAGAAAGTTCTTTCATCGTCCACTCGTGCATTGCGTCACGCATTGACTGTGTTTCATTCTGTGCTTTGTAGACATTCTGCGACATCTCTGAAGAGCGCTCCTGCAATGATTGGATTAGTGCATCTTTTCTTTGAAGTGATTCCCTAAATGCTTCAATCTGACTATTAAGGAATTCTGTTGTTGCGTTTGTTACGGTTTGGTCCATGGGGGCCTCTTTCTATTGTTGGTTTACTTAAGTATACTACTGGCCACTGACAATTGTCAAGGACCCTTGCGGGGAGCCTTTTCCCTACATGCTCAGGTAGTATGGGTTCTTTCAGTCCCCCAATGAACTGTGCTCTATAGTATTTCTGTGATCGCCCTAATCAGCCTGGCGAATTGGAGTGGGGCTTTTACACCCCACCCAACTTTATAGGTAGCGAGCCACCGCATTGTATGTGGAAGTATTTACAACTTCCTCATCTGTCATTTTGAGGATACGAATTGCGTTCGTGATTTCCTCTTTCATTTCCTTATAGGTATGAGTATGAATAACCTCAAAGTCCTTTTCAGGTTCAGCAGGGAACTCATTTTCATTGGCTACTACAATATCAAAATCAACATTGAGATTGTTATTCCAAGAACGATAGTTAGTGCGAAGGTTGATTGCCTTTGAGAAATTAGCAATAGCCCACTTACCAATTTCTGTTTTCCATGCTTCATATGCGATTAGGTGCTTTCGTTCGTTTTCACCTTGTGTTGCGTAGTCCATCTCTAGTTTTGCTAGTGATGCTTCTAGTCCTGCGATTACTCGTTGAGTAGGGATTTTTACTGAGATTGCTTTGCCTCTTGCCATTTGTTTTCTCTTTTCTGTTGTGGGGTGTTAGTTGGGGGTTTGTGAGCCTTTTGACAACTTGCTCAGGTTGTCCCACTCTATTTATTTAGACACGCATTTCTGTGGGGCGTGTTTGGTTTTGGCGTTATTGCCAAACTTACTTGGCTGTCCAAGTTGTGTAACGGGTTGCACCTGCTACATCTAACTTAACACGAACATTACCATTTGCCTGTGGTGTGATTTCTGTGATGATACCACTTACCTTTGACTTTTGTGTTGTGTAGGTGTCGCCTACCTTGTATGTTGCTGTTGCTACTGCCATTTTTTTCTCTTTTCTGTTTAGGGGTTGTTATTTGGTTATACCTAAGTATAACATTTTGTAAATAAAAATGTCAAATCGAAACCTGACATTTCTCACATATTGAGATTACTTAGATGTCTTGACCATAGCCAAGCGACGAGAGCCGTTTGCTAGGACAAGTGAAACTCTAGTAACCTTATTAGACATTGGTGTAAAACCTGCGATACGACCTGTAACGCCTGTCTTGCTTGTTGTAAATAAATCACCAATTTGGTAAGTGTATCCATGAAGTGTCATTTGGGTCTTGCCTTTCTTTGTGGGGGTTAATTGCTTATAGTATAATTTTAGCAGAAAAATGTCATAAATGCTAATTCTAGGGGGGTTTTGGGGTGTGTTCTTAAACACATCTTAAAGGCGTGTCGCAACTTGACAAATTAAGTTTTGCCGACGTGGATCCCTGCAATTTTTATTGGTGGAAAAATAAAAGTACTATGCACCAAATTAAAAATATTATTTGCAGGGAATTCATTTATCTCATTTCTTAGTTGCAGAAAAAATTATGTCACTCTTAGAGTATACACACAATGAGCAAGAAACGCAAGCGCTACCTTTTTCTGATATTAGTTTAATTTGTTTATTATTTTCAGGACATTTAGCAGCAGGCTTACCAATCATTTCTTTTACATCGGCCTGGCCAATTGCAAAATTCTTAGCAAGATATGCCATGCGAACCCCGCTATTAATTTTTAAATCAACGGCAGTTTTAACATTCTCACTATCTGCAGAAAAATACAATGATAAATTAGATACATCCTTAAGGATAAGCGCTGCAGACTTAACTCGTGTGTATACCCAAAATTGAATGTCAGGATTATTTTCAATTACAACTTTCCAGGCATTAGTATATGTATCATTAAAAAAGTCTCCGTCCCAGTGGATACGGAACAACTTAGGGGCATTTTTCTTTTCACAATCTGCAATAAACTCATCAATCATTTCAGAAAGTAGCATGAGCATAGTTAGACCGTCTGCGTCTTTTAGCAGGGACCAATTGTGTAGTAGGTTAACCTTTACGGTAGGGAAGACCTTTTCCAATTTGCCTGCATAGCAAACACTCTCGCAGACACTCGTAGCGCCAGGACATGAATAAGCCTTTCCTGCAGGTAGGCCAAAGGTATTTGCGATACTTGCTTGTTTTCCATTAGGGGTGACGGCATTAGCAACCTTTCTATCTTTTGATCTTTTTAGTTTAAGTGTATTAGTAGTCAAGGCCTAGGCTCATTTCTAATGCAATGTCTTCATTATAAATTGCGGACATTTCTTCTAGTAAGCAATGGGTGCATTTTTCTTCATATGCGTCAACCGCATTTTCTTTACATTCAGGGCAGGTAGTTGCATAGTATTCGTCATAGAACTCATCTGATATATTTCCCATGGGGGCTATTCTCCTTTTTGTTGATATTTTAATTGTAGCATTTCGGACTGACATTTTCTACCCTTGCGAGAGTAGGCTTTTTTAGAGGGCACGGCAGAGGCAGCGTTGCTACGGCGTAATTCCATAAGCCTGCGTAATTCCTCTGGTGTTTTTTTCATATAATAATCTTAGCATACAGGAGAAAAAATATCAACTTCTTAAATGTGATAAATCTCACAAAGCGGCCCACGTGCATTTTTGTGCGGGGAAGCACACAAAAATACTTTTATTTATTCGTCAGCATCATCAACAAACACATATAGTTTAAACATATGTTCATAGTTGCACACATACTCACCATCTTCACCATAGTCGTTGCGATAAGTAACTGTGTAGTTATCTCCTGTTGAATCATCTTCAATAAAAGTAACTTCAACGACTTCATCATCAATATTGATCAAGTCGCCTTCCATTAATTGTCCAGGTGTTAGTAAGTCTGCATATACAAGTTCCATGGTTTTCATTGTATCAGACATTTACCCACTCCATAAATACATCATCATATCCTAAATCCCACTTAAGGTGTTCAACAAGATCGCTTGCCTGATTCATTGATAGGTAGCGGGAAGTATATTCCCCACCGCCTACCCATACCGTCCAATTATCAGTAGTCATTAGTCCTCCCAATCAGGTAGCCAAAATTCCAAGTGGTGTTGGCTTATGATAGCCCTCGCAGGTGCGTGAGTCATTCCCTTATAGAGAATCTGAAAATCACCAACCATTGGCATATCTATCATGCGGTCATAGTCTTCATCATAGTATGCGTCAATTGCTTCGATACAAGGTGTCACCATTTCTGCGGGGACAGGTGGATAGTGATTACCTTTAAGGTGATAGAGAATCTGAGTCTCTAGGTCTAATACTTCATCTTTAATTCCTAGTGCGGTTACTGAACCCATATTATTTTACACTCACATTTCCGTTGCGATAGAAGGTCTTGGTATACATCTTGCCTGTTGGGTCTGACAAGTTATAGGTTGCATATTCTTTAGCGTCGCCAAAGTCTACACACTTATTCCATGCAGTTACTATTTCTAGCATATCTGCGGTGCGGGTTGTTGATACAAGTTCGCCGTCGTAGGCAATAGTAAGTGAGTAGTTATATTCCATTAGTCGTTCTCCTTAGTAGTAAATAGTGCGCCTTCATTAAGCAAGCCTAACTCTAAATTAAATAGTTCATCGCTATTAGCCTTAGACAAGTCTATCCAACCTGCGCCATCGTTGTCAATTCTAAATATCTCTACATATCCCATTAGTGTTGTTCCTCGCAATTCTCTGAATAGTTAAACTCACAATAGTAGCAACCCATAGTTTCTCCATGAGCCTTACATACATATTTAAATTGCAATTCATCGCAACACAATAGTTGCTCATCTTTAATTAAATAGAATTCGTTTTGGTCAATATAGGTATCTATCATTATGCACCAACCTTTACTGCAACTGTGCGATAAGTTTTGCGACCCCAATTATTGTAACCGCTATTAGGTGCAACCTCTACAAGATAGGTTTCGCAACCCTCATACCAAACTGCGTGAGGGTGAGGCTCTGCACTTACAATTTCACCTTGCAAGGTGCGTGAAGAGTAATTTGTTCCCACTAGAAGGGACTGGACTGAGTATACATTTGCTGACATAGTGTCACCGCTTTCTTTTTCTTGATAATTCTATCTTAGCATAGGGGACTGACATTTTAGGTTAGCCCCGCCGTAGCGGATAGACTTTCTTTTATTTATTTTTTCTTACTATGTAAGTCTAGCCTATCAGACATAAATTATCAACTTACTAGCCAGTAAATCCAAATAGTGAGACGCTCAAGTCGTGTGATTAATCTCACAAAATTTCGGGCGTGTCGTACACAGCCTCTTAAACACTTGTGGATAAACCTGTGGATAAGTCCCACGTCCAATTTTTGAAGTGTTGAGCAGTTTTAGATCATGCTCAGGATTTTATTTTTATTTAATTTAGACTGGGAGAAAACTCATCACGATTACAAGCAGAAATAAATCTGTTAAAATCAAATCGTGGATTATCCTCTGCAAAGTATCCAGCAAACTCATCAACTAAATCATGATAAGTAAATTCATCACCGATTAAATCTTTATATGATGAAAGAATCTGAGCAACGATTACATAGTCTTTACGAGTCATCATTATTCGGCCACCTTAAGAATAGCCCATGAGCCACCTTGGTTTATGTTTTCAATAGTTTCAGTTAGCGCAGGCGCTACCAATTCTTTTAGCATACTTTCAAGGAACGCAACTTGCATTACTTTTGGAAGTTCAAGCAAGCGCATAGCGGTTGGGTGTGTTTCATCAACTTCAGTTATGAAAGTTAGTTTGTGTTCAATTTTTACCATTTTTATTTATTTCCTATTCTTTTAGTTGTTAAATTGTTGTAGGTCTTGGTCGATACCAAAATCGCAGTTGCAAGTTTCGACATCATAGTCGTTTCCATTACCGAAAAAAATTAGTCCTGTTGAATTGCATTCATCGCAGGGAATAGATAAGACGGAGTTTATCATTAGAGAACCGCCTTACCTCTAAGAGTGCCACTAACGCCAAGAGCGTCGCAAGCAACTTTTACGGATACGCCAACTGGAAGTTGTGTTGGGTAGGTTGATAGGAATTGAGCAACCGCACCACGAGAAGCAAGGTTGATTTTTTTTGTAGAACCATTAAAGGTTTCTAGGGTTATAGTGTAAGTCATTTTTGACTTCCTTTCGTTTGTTTATATTACTATTCTAGCAGAGGGGTCTGACATTTTGGGCACTTATTTGCTTAGGCTCACTGTGATACTGGTCACATTTATTTGCTAAGGCTCATTGCTTTATTAGTCATTATTTAATTGTATAAGAGAATCTTATCACAAAAATATCAAAAAGTCAAGCCCAAACACGGCGTGTCGTAAGTGATTAATCTCACATTAGTTGTACACAGCCTGTGGATAACTTTTGCCACGTTCAAATTTATTCGCCCTTCACGAATAAATAAGATCCAAGGAAAAAAGAAATAAAAGAAAACCAAAATAGTGCATTACCACTTACAAAAAATGTTTGATAAAAATTATTCATTCTCTTTTCCTAACTCTGCTAAATCATTTGCAAATAATTTTGCAATACGCATTTTTTCTTTATCTGAAACACCTGCCCACAAGTATCCCAATAAATAGTGTGTGCCTGAATCGTGATTGTTGCCACGAATCTGTCGGCATGTGTTAAGGACATCTCCTAGTTCAATGCTTGTCATTAGTTATAACTCTCCTTACATTCTGAACACACATACATGAGTTTGCAGTAGCACCCAACTGCATTTGGGCGAATCATGTCTGATTCATAGTAGTCATCATAGAAATCCATTATTTGACCCCCTTGTATAGAAAATCCCATGCCTTGCGACATATCAAAATGCTTTCGCAATTATCGCAACAGATAGACCCATGAGGGTTTAGATTATGGTCATACATATCGACATATGCGATTGTGCTACCGCATACTGAGTGAAGTGCGTAGAGGTCGCTCATTTATTTACTCCATTCTCTTACATATTGAAATTCGGAATATGGCAATTCAATTGTGAATGTGTTGCCATTTTTAGTTGCATTAGCACGGCGAGAGATTCCATACTTTTCAACAATAACAGAAGCAATTTCTGTATTGTCATTTAGTGAAATGATTTCTACAATTTTGTGATTGTAGAATTTTGAAGGGGGCTGAAAGAATTTATCTTTAGCGATTTCATTAGCAAGGTTTAGGTTCATAGAGACACCTTCCAATCTGACCACATAGACAAGCGGTCTGAATCGTGTTCAATATAGAAACTTTCTATATTCTGTTCACACACTTCGCAAAATGTGTAGCATGTGTCATTATGAAATGACTTAGCAATTTTATTTGGTGTATGAGTTTCACATACCTTGTTTATTGTTAGTGAGTTCATTGAGAACTCCTTTCTTTAAGGGGCTTACTTCTTTTTCAACCTTCTATATATAGAAGTATAACAGAGGGGTCTGACATCTACTGGCGAGTAACCATACCAAAACGGACATTTTGAAATGTGACTTACATCATGTGGATAACTTGAGCGTAAATCGTAGGTGTGATGTGCATCATGTGGATAACTTTTTGGCACGTGCAAAAATTGCAGAGTGTGAATCTGCAAGATTTGTTTTTATTTATTGATAGTCTTTAAAAATTTCTTCTAAAGTTTTAATTTGATCATTTGTTAAATGGTCAATGTTGATTGCATTTGCAAATCCAAAAATATCTTTTTCCATTTACTGAATCTCCTCTACATGAAAAGCATTAAACTTTTCAATTTCGTTTTCGCTAAGTGGATAGAGCGATTTTTGTAGAGCGAATACCGCTCTCATTTCATCTTCTGCCTCTACAGCATAAGAAATAAGCACATTGTATTTAGTCATTTATTTGACTCCTTTATATAGAAAATCCCAAGCCTTACGGCACATTAAAATTGACTCACAGTTATCGCAACAGATAACACCATGAGGGTTAAGGTCTACATCATAGACATCAACAGAGGCGAAAGATTTGCCACATACAGAGGCAAGATTTACGAAACTACTCATTTATTTACTCCTTCAAATAGTTCTTTACACTTATTAGGATTTTCCCAATAAGGCTGACCCTCATGATAGAGGGCGGGGGCTAATACAACCTGACCGCATGGGCATAAGTTCATCATGCCTTTAGGGTAGTTGTTTACAGTAGGGAAGCGAGTCCAAATACTCATTGAGACACCTTCCATTCTGACCAACCACTTAGTCGGTCTGAGTCATAGTCCATATACCATGACTCTATATTATTTTCACATTCCATGCAGAATGTATAAGCCACATCATTGTGAAATTCAACCGCTGGCTTGAACGGCTTATGAGTAACGCATATTGCGTTAGTTGTTAGTGTAGTCATTATTGACCACCTTTCTTAGCGGATTTCTTTACCGCTTGTTTTTCTTTATATGATAATTATAGCAGGGGGGTCTGACATCTACTAGGCAGTAACCATGATAAAACGGACATTTTGATTTGTGAATCATATCACATTTTCGGGGGAATTATAACAATATAGTAACAATACTAACATTAACGGCGTGTCGATTTGACAAGGTCGACGTGCGATCAATGTGGTGTATATCACACTAGATATACGGCGTGTCGCCTTGACTTTTTGAGATTTTTATGGTAGTATACTACTATACAATTAAATAGTGAGTAAGTCAAATGTGGCGCACATCACAAAGCCCACGCTCCACATAGTGATACTACTCCCCAGTATACTAGACAGTAGCGGTTTTATCTGTTACACTTACAGTATAGAAAAATTAAATAAGAAATCCTAGTGAGCCTTAGAAATAAGCAAATAACCTAGGTCAAGGAAAAAGATAACACAAGGTTATCAAAAAAAGAAAGGAGTTCAATATGAACTCACTAAATGAATACAATGAAAGTATCCGCAAGGATATCGCCCTCGATTTCGGATTAGAGGCAGGTGGCTATGCCCCTAGCCCTAAGATGATACCTATACGCATAGCACAGCGTATTGCTAACAAGTATCCTAGTGATTTTTCACAGGGTAGATTCAATTCAACCCTCAACCCTAAAGCGGTTGAAATTACTAAGCGATACATGTCGCTAGTCATGGGGGTTAAATAAATGTTAGACAAAACATATTGTGAAGAATGCTTAGAAAACTTAGATTACGATAAGTTTCACTCACTATTTGAACGACCAGTATGCAAAGATTGTGTATACACATTAAATCTAACACCAGAACTATTAGAAGGAGCATACTAAATGAAAGTTACATTAACAAGCACATCAGGTGCTACTAAGCAAATGAGTTTCGATACTAAGGAACATGTTATAGAGTTTATTGAATTGTATAAGGCCACACTACATGTAGGGCAGGCCGTGTGCATAGATGCCCCACTGATAGGCATACACAGTGGGTGGATACAGGGTAGCGCACCCAAAATGTAGCGCATAGTGTGTGCAAGATCTATAGTGTGTCTATTATGGGCGCACTATTTTTTTATGTTTATTTTTTATATAGTATGTATCGTACATCTGAACAAAATATTCAGATTTTAGGCTATTTGGTTTTTATTCTTGTGGTGTATACTAAGGATATGTCATCTGAAAATACTCCTTCTATATTTATGCTTTTAAAAAAAGCAACTCAGGGCAATCCATTTATTAATTTAGATTCAAATAAAGTGTTTTTTGCATTTACGAGTAAAGCAGTAGAAGATGTTGTTTTAAACAAATATAAAAGTTTTAAAAAAGAGGGGGGATTTAAAAGATTAAAATATGTACTAGGCGAAGGACTTATAACTAGCGAAGAACCTATACATATGAATAATAAAAAAGAAATATCTCCCTTATTTAGTCATAACCATATTCAACATTACGAGACTAAGGTTTCTGAAATTTTAGACTCTATATTGTCTCGTTGGTCAGGAGAGGTCAATGTTAGAAAAGATATGGGGCTATTTGTTTTTAAAACCACTATGGAAATATTTTTTTCAGAAAACCTGGATAATGATTTTGAAGAAATACGAGATCACATATCTTTGGTATCAGACAAAGTAGCATTTGGAATATATGATGAAGAACTGGACAAGTCTACAAAATATCTAAAAGATTTGACAAAAAGAATAGTAGATAAAAGATTAGAATCAGATGAAGACAAACATGATTTTTTGAGCACTCTTATCCAATCATATAAAAATAAAAAAATAGATACAGATGGTTTATATGATGAAGCACTTACAATACTTTTGACTAGTTATGAAACAACTGCATATGTCCTAGAGTGGTCGGTGTATTATCTATCAATAAATAAAAATTGGCAAGAAAAAATATCCAGAGAAGAAGACGTAGACGCTTTTATTAGTGAAGTGTTGAGAATGTGTCCTGCTATTTGGAATGCAAAGAGAATAGCAGTAGAAGATGTAAATATCGACGGGACAGATATAACTGCTGGAACAGAGGTAATGGTATGCTCTCTGGCATCACATAGAGATAAAAACATATTTGAAGATCCAGACACATTTAAACCAGAAAGATGGTTTGAAAATAGAGAACTTGCAAAAGGTGAATATTTTCCATTCTTATTTGGCAAAAGGCAGTGTATAGGCAAAGACCTTGCTTGGATGGAAATAAGTCTAGTTTTGACTAAAATTGCTAAAAAATTTAATATAGAATTAGCAAATAAAGAGGTTTCACATTTTGGTGGTTTGTCATATAGGATCAAAGATCCAATAATAATAAATGTTAAAGAAAAATAATTTTTCAGATTCTGATATAATAAACATTATGGGAATATTAGACAATTTAGAAGGTGCTTGGGATGAAGACTTTCAGTTTGAGTCAAAACCTATTGTAGAAACTGACGATATGGGAAGAGAGATCTTTTGGCAAGATATCGGAAGACCAGAAGAGCCAAACCTGGCTGTAAAATTATTTTCAGAAACCTGCTGTACTAACTGCAGTTGTGTAAATTAACTTTTACTTAAAAGCGCCTTTAACTTCGAGATCATCGTAGATCAAACCAAACATATGTAGCAATGCGGGATACTGCGAATCAACATTTTTTGTAATATCTTCTTCACTTAACTTGGCCTGCTTCATTAAATTAATATTATAAGTATTTACTGTTTCAATCATTGTTTCAATAACTTCTTCTCTTATCATACCCATTCCTTTTCTTGGTCATATGTAACAGAATATTCTCCAGTAAATATTTCTGCATATGAAATGATATCTCTATTATACCTTATAAGGGTCTCTATGCCTACTTTGTCGGATACGTACTTCATACCCTGGACTAGTGGCTCAAAAGCCATCTCCTGCCCTTGTAAGGCGTTATTAAGGGTATCTATATACCTTGTCTTACCATAGCGTTTTGATGTAAAAGATTGATCAACATAATCAAACCTTGCTTGTGCATCATTTCTTTTTGCAATGTCTGAATTGTCTATTATGTACTTTGTTGCAGGATGTTCCATCCGTGTTGACCAGTTTCGCATGTTATCGCTGTATTTTTCCATGTTCTTTAGAGTTGAATCAGCGAAGGCCATGCGTATAAGGTCTTGATCGGAAAGATCAGCCTCTATTGCGAACGAAATCAAAAAAGCGGTTGCGAAAGGAAATTTGTCGCTATATGTCGTCACGCCGAAGTGAGCATTCGGATTAAATGACTCAACTGACATATTGTCTTCTAATAGTCGCATATGATTTCCGAGAGATACATACTCTTGACGATTCATATCGCAATCGACGAACAAGCATTCTTCTGGATTGATCCCGTCGGCGAGACACAGGATGTTCTTGTCATACGAACCCACTATTTTCGAACCGTTAAAACGCTCTAGTAATTTTGCGGACATAAAACCATCCATGTCAGGGGATATAATTAAATTCTTAGAATACTCTAATGTTTCAAGTATGGCTGTTTTCATTTTTACAAAATACCCCTTATAATAATCTAGTTATGACAATCCAAGACTGGGCTTCACTAATAGTAGCCATACTCACAATTGTATCATCAATTGCTTTTTCTATCAAGTGGCTTGTAAAACATTATCTCAGCGAACTTAAGCCGAATTCTGGATCAAGTTTAAAGGACCAGGTTTCAAGATTAGAAAATCGCATTAGCCAAGCAGAAGCAACAAGAAAAGATATGGATCGTAAATTAGATCATATGTACGATATACTTATTGAGTATATTTCTAAATCTAAGTAACTATATATACTATATATAAAGATAGTTTTTAAAACTATAAAGATAGTTCTTTTTTCTTATATATTTAAAGTATACACCATCAAGATCTTGGTAAATACTTTTAAAAGTAACAATTCGGACATTGGCTATTATAACAATTGTATAACAATTATAAAACCTTTACTTTAGTGTCCATTTTGTCTATTATGGTATAATTTTATTACTGGCTAATACCTTGGTTTGTCCTATACCCACCAATCAAGGTATTAGTCTTTTTTATGGTATAATCAATTATTATGGCTACTCATGGACCTGAAGTATTTGGAGCAGACCCTGCTCGTATTAAATGGCAAATAGTTAGAGGAGATACCTCTCCGCTTCGTGTGGAATTTTTGCAGGATGATGAAACAACATATTTTGATACATCCGACTGGACCTATGAGGCTACTACTTATGATCCTCAGTCAGACTTCCTTGATGCCCTGGAAGTTACAGCAGGAGAAGGATATGTAGACATTTTGGCTCCCGCATCTATTACTGAGTTCTGGGGTACTGGATACAAGTCTATTGTTACAGAACTAACTTTTGACCTTCAAGTAGTTATTGATGAAAATACTGTATGGACTCCTTTGATTGGAACCATCTCAGTAATTGGAGATGTAACAGGTAGTCTATAATGGCAGTAGTTAAAATATCAACTCCAAGACCTGAATTGCCACCACTGATTAGAATTAAAGATAAAACTTTTAAAGTAAATAAATGATATAATCATTTCATGACAACTCACTCAAACCCACAACTTAGCAACACAGAGGCTACACGTCTTACTCCAAATGGCATGCACTCTGGCATGGATATTACAGTTCAAAACCTAAGCGATACAGCATATGTGTATCTTGGTGGAGAAGGAGTTAATCAAGAAGATTTTGGATACCGCCTAGCACCAGGTGCAGCATGGTCTGTTGAACTACCTGGATTGGATTCACTTTATGCAATTGCAGATGCACCTACATATCTTGCAGTTCTTAAGACAGGACTTGAATAATCATGGCACGTTTTACTACAGCAGGCGGTAGTGGAGACGGAACTCCAGGAGCACCAGGCCCAGCAGGATCTAATGGTGCAGACGGAGCAGATGCTCTTTGGAATTATACTGGAGAGTATAACGGTGGTGCATCATATGCTGTAGGAGATGTTGCAACTTATGATGGACAACTTTGGTACCGTGCTAATGCAAACGGTGGAAATGTTGGAGATACACCTTCAGAAGGATTTATATGGAATTTACTTGCAGCAAAGGGTATTAACGGTGCTGATGGAGCAGATGGCAATGATGGTTCTCCTGGTGCAGATGGTGCACAGGGAGATACTGGTAGTCCAGGACTTGTTTATTTAGGCAGTTATGTTTCTGGTAATGGATACATTGCAAACATTGCTGTTGTAAAAGGAAGCGATAACAATCTTTACATAGCAACATCAAGTGGTGGATTAGGAGATCCAGTTGGAAATAGTGCAGAGTGGGATATCTTCCTTCCTAAAGGTGTAGATGGCGAAGATGCTGTGGCAGTAACTGAAACATCGTTTACAGTTAATGGTGGATCTCTTGGAACAATGCCAACATTTAATGGCGCTCCATTATTCAGCGGTAGTTATGTAAAAACAGGACCACTAGTACATTTCCAAATCCAAGTAGATATGGATAATATTACTTCATTTGGCACAGGCCAATATTATGTTGATCTTCCATTCCCTGCAAAGTACGGGTATCAAGTAAGAGAAGGATGCTTGCACGATATTTCTGCAGACAAACAATATGCTATTGGTGGACACGTATCTGCAGGTCAGTATAGATTAAACTTATTCTTTACTGACACAAATGGACAGGATCAGGAGTTTGATCATAACAGTCCAATAACACTTGCTGTCGCAGATAACTTCCATGTTTCTGGCACATACATAAGTAACTAAATATCGTGAGATAATTCACTTATGGCTGTTTCTAAATCTATGGATTTCCCAGGTGCAAAAAAATCTTCTTATGCTGCACAAGTAGAACAAAGTCAGGCATCTCCTTCTACAGACAATGCTCTTTCATTTCTCCCAGTCCCTGGTCCTGTAGGACCACAGGGACCTGCAGGCAGAGACGGGAAGGATGGAAAAGAAGGACCTCAAGGACCAGAAGGACAAAAAGGACCAAGAGGAGAAAAAGGACAACCTGGACAAAACGGACTAAGTTCTTTATCATCTTCAGGACAGCAAGCAGGTTGGGCTTCATATACAAATGCTATTGAAAAACCAACAAAACTTGGAATCTCTCAGGGAGATGATGGCTGGGTAACGCTTTTATTGGACACAAAAGATAAAGTCCAAAATGAAAAATATCTTCCTAAAGGATGTACCAGCCTTTGGAACAGCCATCAAAGAGCATTAAACTTTCACGGAATAAAAGAAGGTTCTCAAATATTCGTAACATATAACTTTGAACTAACTACTTATACAGCCAACACCGAGGTATGGCTAAGAACATATTTTGCAAGTAAAGATCAAGAGTTTGTTCAACTGGTAGGATCTTTAAAGTACCAAAATGTCTATAATCTTTCAGTAACTCAAAACATATTCATTGAGGATAAGATTATGTGGGGTACTGGAGCAGTTCCTCAAATTAGAACAGATTTTGATGCATCTGTAATTCTTAATTCTGTCTACGTCAGCGTGGTATAATAAAACCATGGCATTTCCAGCGACATATAACTTTAATTACTATAAGGGTGATACCTTTGAATTTCGTATATATCCAAAAAAGAACGATGGAACAGCATACCTACTTGGAGACTTTACTGTTCCAACAAATTTTGCAAATAGCCCAGACTATGTTTTAGATACGTCTGCACCTTACGATAGTGCTCAGTTTACTATTGCAAAGGCTAGGGGTCCAATAACTTCGTCTGCTCTTGAGGATCAGCCAATTAGATGTTTTGCTAGAATATCAGATGCTGGTACATTTGTACAGTGTGCAATTAGACCATCAGACTCTGTTAACCTGGTTCCTGGAACAGAATATGTGTATGACGTTGAAGTTAGATCTCCAGAAGGAACATATGATAATCTATTTTATGAAAAGGTTTATACTCTTATGACAGGAACTATAACAGTTACAGATCAAGTTACTGGAGCAAATGCAACCACTCGTGGAACGCTATCAAATTATAAGATATCTGGAGTAACTAAACCAGTTAAGGGAGAAACTCCAGTTTTAAAAACCTTTACAACAGCAGAACATTCAGGAGATATCGCTTGGTTTGAATCAAATGGGACTACACCTTTAGTTGGTAATTTTGCTGCTTCTACTGTTTATGTTGCAAAAATTACATTAACCATCAAGGATCCATATTCTATAAGTGGTACTCCAGCAAATAAATTTACAGTAGAAGATGCAACAATTGTTACAAATGAAATTAATTCAGGAATAGTAACTGCAGTGTTCCCTGCAACAGGGGCTTAGCAATGGCAGATATACTTTTGTCTAATGACGACCTAACGGTTTTTGGTGGACCAGAAATAGTTAATCTTGATTTAGATTTTGGACCAACAGGGGATCGTGGAAGTATTATTATTGGTGTACAAGGAGATCCAAGACAGTCTTCTGTTAATAATTTAATTTCTCAGGACATCCAGGCACTTGATATTGCAATTGACTACAGTCCAAGTTCTGAAACATATAAAACAATTTTTCAAAATGTAAAAATGCTAAACAATCAACTACAGTGGACTCCTCTTATTAGCCTAAAAACAAATTTTTATTCAGAAACTAAAGGTCCATTAACACCAGTAAACGGGAAAATAGCCATTGCTCCAATAAATCTTTCAAGCATTTATAATTTATCAGAAGGAACAGTTACATCTTCAAGATTTAGTGTACAGTACTCTATTTCTTCGTTAGATAGCGCGGGTCCTTTAGCAACAAATCTAATTATAAAAGATTTAAATACTTCTCAAGGATTTGTTGCGCTACCGCTTGAAATAGAAGGAATAGAATATCTAGAAGGAGCATGGGTGCCTATGACTGGGCCAAAGTATGTTCATCTTTTTATTACGGTGGTATAATGAAAAAGGGTGATTTATAGTGGCAGCAGAAAATATTGATAATACCGTTGACGGTAGTGGATTTTTTCCTACCAAAGTCCCTGGTCTTTCAGATGCAGCAGATATTCAGGCAGCGCTAAGACTTTATCATTATGGATCATACACCTATGACGGTTCCAACACAAATAAGGCAAATCTTGTAAATCCTTCTATTGCAAAACACCTTCAAAACCTAGCAGATGCAGATGCAGCAGAAATAGTAAATAGAAATACTGCTATTGCAAATGCAATTAGTACAGCAACAGGAGCATACTCAGACCTTGCTGGAAATGCTCTTGAATGGAATTCTGTTGATGAAAGATTTGATGTTGAGCCAAGAATTGCAAATACTGGAGTAGTTTTAACAAAAACAGCAAACTTTACTTTGTCTCCAAGCGATGTTGGTAAAACTATTCTTTTGTATTCTTCAGATCCAATGACTGTAACACTTCCAGCAAATACTTCGGTAGAAATTCCAGTAGGATACTCAGTTGATATAATTCAAACAGGTTCTGGATCAGTAACAGTTTCTGAAGGTAGTATTGATGTTTTAATTAATAGTAAATCTAGTATAAAGTCTTTAGATGGTCAGTACTCAAAAGGAACTTTGGTTAAAATAGACACCAATACATGGTTTTTTTTTGGAAACTTACTTAACAGTGTAACACCAACTCCAACACCACCTTCTCCAACACCACCTTCTCCAACACCACCTTCTCCAACACCACCTTCTCCAACACCACCTTCTCCAACACCACCTTCTCCAACACCACCTTCTCCAACACCTACAGAAACAACCACGTATTGGGCTACAGGTTGCTGTCAGGGTTCCCAGTTAACTGGAACAAGTACTGAGAATGCGCCTGCTGCTGCCAACATTCTAATTAATAGTTGTGGCTCAATCGAAAATCTTGAAAATGTTCAAGAAGGTTCTTATACAACAGTTAATAATGTCCCTACTTTAACTTGTTCAACACCAACTCCTACTCCTGTAGGTCCAACAGTTTATGATATTTATACTTATTGTGATCCAATATTCCCTTCTATGAGAGGTGGAGCATATGGTTCACAGCCAGCAGGTTCAACCGTTAATGTTGGAACAACAACTAATCCATCTCTAACCAGTGAACAAATTGTTGCACTTCTTGGATATGGTGCTGGATGTCCAACAGTTCCAGCACCTACACCACCAGCACCTACCCCACCAGCACCTACACCACCAGCACCTACCCCACCTTCTCCAACCCCACCTTCTCCTACACCGCCAGCACCTACACCACCAGCACCAACTGCTCCCGTTCCAACTCCAGGTAGCGGATGTGTGCCAGGAGAACTTTGTTACTCTGAATTTGATGGAAATTGTGTAAGTATTTGGACATATAACTCATCTTGTGGATGTGTATTCTCTAGCAGAGTATGCTAACTATGGTATACTAGTTTAAAAGAAAGGATTTATCATGGCAGAATCAATTGGCGAACTTACAAATATGAAAACTTATGCTCTTGTTGTAAACGGAGAGTTTGCTTGTGTTTTAAAAATGCCTTCATTAGGGCATCCAAAAGTAGAAATGATCTCAGCAGCGCTAAGTAGTAATCCAGTGGTTGTAGATATGACCGATAAAGATTTTCCAGACGATGGTAGCGGATGGGTTTGGAACGGTTCTCAACTAGAAAAATTAAATTAGTCTATGGTTGAAAAGTTAACTCCTTGGGAACAGTACAAAAAAAATCTTGGAGATACAAGGCCTTGGGATATAATAAATCCATCAGTTATGAAATCTTCTGAAGAAGAATCTTTAAAAAGATATGAGATATGTAGGTCTTGTCCAGAATTAATAAAACTTACATCTCAATGCAAAAAATGTGGATGTTTTATGAAAATAAAAACAACATTGGAAGCAGCAGAATGCCCATTAGGAAAATGGTAAAATGATAAAAGAAGAAATTGCTCCAGGAATAGTAGTTTATAGCAATGTAATTCCTAATAGTGAAAATTTATATAAAGATATAGAAGAAGGTTTGATTTCAGCAAATCTTGAATGGCAGCAGGCACCAGTTAAGGAAATCGATGCACCAGCGGTAAACAAAAATACAAGAGATACACATACATTTGGCGTTCATTATTTAGGTAAAATTGACAACACCATTCCTTTAAAAATGTCTGAGTTTTTTCTATTAAACCTTAATAATATTTTTTTTGAAAGTTTTGACCCAGTGGAAAAAGACTATATGGGGTCCTATGGAATTCTTACTGACTCCCACGATTCCTATGGAATTTTAAAATATGGTAAAGGTCAAAAGTTTACAAATCATATAGATGATCATAAAGACTACCATAGAAGAGTATCTACAGTTTATTATCTAAATGATAATTATAAAGGTGGAGAAATAAACTTTCCAAGATTTAATATAAAGTTTAAACCAAAAGCAAATCAAATGATCGTATTTCCTTCAACATATGTTTATAACCATTCTGTAAGTGAAGTTACTGATGGTTTTAGATATGCTGTAGTTAGTTGGATGAAATGAAAGATCCAATAGTTATTGATAATTTATTAAATATTAATGACTATGAAAAATTATTAAAATCTTTAGAAAATCCTAAAAGATTTGGTTTTGATCCTGGTTTTGGAAGATACTGTGCTGCTGATAAAGAGTTACCAATTCTTGGAGAGTTAGCCAATAAACTAGTAAATACTGCAAGAGAAATTTTTAATAGCAAGACACTTCTTCCAACATATACACTTTTTGCACACTATGAATCACAAAACCCTGCACCAAGTCTTTATAAACATAAAGATGATAATGCTTGTACTTATACACTTGATATGTGTGTTTATCAAAAAGAACCTTGGGACTTATGGGTAGAAGGCAAGTCTTATACACTAGGTAAAAATCAAGCAATTGCATATTATGGAAATGATCAATTTCATTGGCGTGAAAGGTTTCCAAATCCAGATTCAAATTATGTTGCTATGATATTTTTTCATTTTGCTGAGCCAGATCATTGGTGGTTTACAAAAGGTCCAGATCATATTAACGTAATAAGAAAAAGCGTTAGTTTAAATGAATAAAAAAATTTTGGTCAGTATTGTAAATTACTGTGATCCAGAATTTGAGATGACGGTAAAAGATTTATGGAATAACGCAAAATTTAAAAACAGTTTGATATTTTCTTTAGTTTCAGAAGATACTGTTAGATATAATTTTGATTATATCCCAGAAGACCAGATAATATATAGACACTTTGATACAACACAGTATCGTGGCGGACTCTGCTGGGCTAGAAACTTGGCAGTAGATGTTAGCGTAGACTATGACTTTCTTATGCAATTTGATTCTCATACGCTTTCAGTATACGGTTGGGACGATGTGGCAGTAAAAACGTTTTATGATATTTCTAAAGAAAATGATAAGTTTATAATATCTCACGCACCATCTAATTATGAGTATCTTGAGGATGGGTCTATTACAAAAGATATAGATAATAAAACTGGAATGTATGCAAATAATTATTCAAAAACAATTCCAGGATTTACATTTCCGATGTATTATACTTTAAAAGAAAATGAAGTTGCAGTCTCTTATTGGGTAACCTGCTGCTATCTTTTTGCTCCCAAAGATTGGGTTGATGATGTTGGAATAAGTAAAGAGTCTTCTTTTAACACAGAAGAAATATCTTTATCTATTAGAACATTTGCAAAAGGTTGGAATGTTTTTGCTGTAGGATTAAAAAATATATTTCATCATATGTCTCATAAGCAGCCAAGTGGTTTAATTACCAGACAGTTTTTAAGACCGTGGGCAGATGATAGAAGAGATGCTTACTGGCAGCATGTAGAGTCAGCAACAAATAGCCTATCTGAATTAATGTCGGGGCAACTAGATGTGTCAAGAGAAAAAGTCATAGAGTTTCTGAATAAAACAAACATCCCTAGCAGATACTCCGAATATATCAAAGATTATTATAAATATATTGATATTTCAGAGCGTCCACTAGGGATGCCACCTAGAAGAGATTAGTTTGGAAATTTACTCATCCAGAACTTAGTTCTTGGAGTAATGCCTTTCCATGAAGACCAGTCTTCTCCACCGTTTGTCATATAGTATGCAATCTCTGCATTTTTCACGGGGTTAAATAACTCGGCGTTTGACTCAAGATCAAATTTAGTTCTTCTATCAGGACCAAGGCCATCAATCATATTAATTTGAAACATTCCGTAAGATGAGTCTCCAGTCTTATGATTTCCGTTAAAAGCCAACGGTCTTCCATTAGATTCTTTTTTGGCTACTGCCCAAGCAACAACAAGGTCTTTCCCCTTGAAGCCCACTAGTGAAAGTAGTTCCTTTAGTTCTAAATCAGTCAGAGAAACCTTGTTCTCAAAACTCTCTAGTTTTTTTGTCTTAGAAACCAAAAAAACCTCTTTCGAGGCGGTTTCCGATGTCTGAGCCTGTTCAAGGCTAAGGTTATTTTTCGTACTTAGTTCTGGGGTAGCATTAGCAGCATTAGAAGATATCGCTACTAACAATACAATACTGAGTGTGCTAATGATCTCTTTGTTTCTTTCGATAAATTTAATCATAGTTTCCTCCTTAGAAAACAATAACACCCTGGTAGGTGTCTAATACCAAGTATAACATAAAATTTTATCAAAAGTCAACTTTAGAGGGTGGTATAATAAATTCTATGCCTAACTCACCACTTAATTATCCTACTATGCAATATCCTCTTGCTTCAGACCCAGTTAATGTCCATGGAGATTTTAAGGTTTTAGTTGACGCATTAACTAATATTTTACCACCACTAGGAATGACAAATTTTTCTTCAAAAGTTAAAAATAACTCTGGGGTTTCTTTAATTCCAGGAACTCCAGTATTTATTTCTGGAAGTTTATCTGGTTTACCAACGGTAGCAAAGTATAATCCATCAAGCCCTACACATAACCCAGATGTGCCAATTATTGGAGTTGTTCAAAGTACCATAGAAAATAATGCAGAGGGCGTTGTTATTGTGTCTGGTGTTTTACAAATGAATTTAACAGGAATTGCTTCTACAGTAGGTGCAAAAATTTATGTTAATGATAGTGGAAATCTTGTAGAGGGACGCCCATTGACTGGTCCAGCAAGATATATTGCAGTAGTTGCAAACTTAGGCCAACAGGGTTTATTGATTGTTCAAACAAAAGGAAACGGTACTTGGGGCGCACTCAAAGACGGTTTGTCGTGATATAATAACATTATGGCAACTCTAAGAGGATCTCAATCATTATATAATATAGGCAACCCGCCCCCAACTGTTATTTGGACTGTGGTTCGTGGAGATACTTCTGGTTTTAAGGTTTATGTAACTGATGATGCTAAAGAACCACTAATTCTAAAAGGTGAAGGATCTGAGTGGGATATTTCAATGAAGATCAAAAGACCAACACTTGAAAAAGACAAAGGAATTATTACTGATAACGCAACAACAATAATGGCATTACATCCAGTTGCAGATGAAGATGATCTAGTTGGAGAGTTTACAGTTTGGCTTACAGCAGAAGAATCTAATGTCTTGCAGACAGGAGACATCTTTGATATTCAAGTTAGCGACCCAACAAGAGTCTGGACGGTTTGCCAGGGTAGCATGATTATCCTTGAAGATGTTACAGATTAATGGCAACAGCATTAATACTTGATGAACTTAATGGTAAAACAAAACAAATTTTTCCAATTGACTACCCACTAATTCAGGTAGAAGATTTTACAAGAAGGACTCTAGTAACAGACATACTTCCTTTTAGAGTTAAGTTTTCAGCCATTCAAATTGTGGCTATTGGTTTGGGAAATACCCCAGCAATTCCACTACAGGTTATTGGTTATAGTAACTATATTCTTTAATTAGATTAGTTAAAAGGGTGATATAATCTACACATGGCTAAAATATCAATCCCATCAGTTAAAAGTCTATTTCAAACTGGAGATAGGCCTACTCAAGAAAACTATGAAGATTTAATCGATACCGCTTCAGCCCAGGCAACAGACTTGGGTTCAGCAGGTAACAATGAAAACACAATCACTGGTATTGAGAACGTAACTGTTATTGATAACTTTGACGCTACAGTTTGGCGTATGGTCAAGTATATTGTTTCAATATCAAAGACCTCTGCAGGGGACAACAAGTTCTATGCAACCGAACTAACAATTCTCGTTGACGGTACAAATGTAAATGTCAGCGAATACGGAACAATCGACAATGATGGGAATATTGGCACCATTAATGTCTCTCGCACTGGAAATACCGTGGCCTTAACAGTCACTCCAGATCCTGCGATCAAGCCAGTCACAGTTCGTTTCGCACGAATTGGACTTAAGGCATAACTAAGGAGATATAAAAAATGGCAACAGTAAATAAAGATTTTAAGATTAAGAGTGGACTCGTCGTTGAAGGCCTACAAGGTACAATCAACGGTGAGATAATTCTTACAGAAAATGCAGGAGATCAATACATTCTTGATTTGATTGGTGGAGAAACACTAGTCAAGTCAGTATCAAACCAGTTTGATGTTTCAGCAGGTGGAGAACTTTCACTTGATCGTACAGTAGTAGATGCTTATTATGATGCAGCAGGTTCAGCAGACGATGCAGAGACTGCAGCAAACTCTTACACAGATGGAAGAGAAACTGCTATCACTACTGCATACGAGGCTTACGCTGATCAAGCAGAGGTAGACGCTAAGGCTTATACAGATACTCGTGAAACTGCAATTACAACTGCTTATGAAGCATACGCTGATCAAGCAGAAGTAGATGCTAAAGCATATACAGATACTCGTGAGACAGCAATTACAACTGCATACCAGTCATACGCTGATACAGCAGAACAAGATGCTAAGAACTACGCAGATGACTTGATCAATGATGCTTCAAACCTTTCAACAGAGGTTTGGTCAGCATACAAAACAAACACAGAAATTGGTCTTGCACAGGCAGCAGCAGAACTACATGCAGACAATGCAATTGCTGCACTTGTAGATTCAGCACCAGCAACTCTTGATACACTTAACGAGTTGGCAGCAGCACTTCAGGATAACCCAGACATTATTGGTGATCTTCAGGATATTGCAGCAGGTAAGCAAGACACACTAACTGCAGGTTCAAACATTGATATTACAGGGGCAACAATTTCCGTAACTGGTCTTGATGCAGCAGATATCTCAGACTTCAATGATGCAGCACTTGCAGCAACAGTAGCAGCATACGATATGATCGGTGCAGCAGCAGCAGCACAAGAAGCAGCAGAAGACTACGCAGATGGCCTTGCAATCAACTACGATGCAGCAGGTTCTGCTTCAACAGCACAGACTAATGCTGAATCTTTTGCTACAAATGCAATTAATGCTCTTGACACAGACGATATTGAAGAGGGTGCAACAAACCAATACTTCCTAGATTCTCGTGCTAAGACTTCAGCAGCAGATCTTTTGACTGGTGCAAATCTTACAAACATTACAATTACAGGAACAGGTGCAGGACTTACTATTACCGCAGAAAACGGTGTAGCAGATTCTACAACAACTGATCTTGCAGAAGGTACAAACCTTTACTTTACAGATGCTCGTGCTCGTACTGCGGTAGATGGAACAGATCGTTCATTTACTTCAGTTGAGTTAAACTCAGTTGCTAAGCAGGTCGCAGCAACACTTTCAGCACCAACAGCAGGAATTCAAGTAGCACACGCCTTCGCAAAGGCTGACTACCGTTCAGCAGAATACCTTGTAAAGGTTGCCTACGGAACACATACTGAAATATCAAAGGTCCTTTTGACACTTGACTCTTCAGATAACATTGCAATCACTGAATACGGAATTGTTGGAACAAATGGCTCAGCGTCATCAATTTCAGCAGGTATTTCAGGAGCAAACGTACAACTACAGGTAACAACCGCTAACAATGACTCAACAGTTACTGTTATGGGAACACTTCTAGTTTAATAAAAAATAAAAATAGTTGGAAGAAGGAGTAGTAAATGGCAATAGTCGATAAAGACTTCAAGGTCAAGAATGGGTTAGTCGTTGCAAACGGCGGTACATTCGGAGATGCAGTAACAGTAGGAGCACCAACTCTTAGTTCTCATGCAGCAACTAAAGAATATGTTGATTCTATATCAATGGCTGTTGGCTCTACTGCTCCTTCTTCACCAACTAATGGTACACAGTGGTTAGATACTCTAACAAACAGAGTTAATTTCTATTATGAAGGTTCTTGGTATACCCAGGCAACTATTGATGATACAAATAATCTGCCACAGCATATTCACGATACTGCAATTGATGGAACTGGTTTCATTGTATCTCAGTTCTATGAAGGTGGATCATTTAACAGCCCATTGGGTGCAGGTTTGGATGCAGGTGGACCCTCTACAACAGAGTGGACAGTTACATTCGACGGCGGTAGTGTAGTAGATAACTTCAATTAAAATTGATGTTATAATAAGATAAGAAAATGGGCAGCCCCCATAAGGAGAAATAAAATATGGCAACAAGAATGCAACAGCGCAGAGGAACTGCAGCACAATGGACGGCTGCAAACCCAGTATTGGCAGCAGGGGAAATTGGTTTTGAAACAGATACAAATAAGTTTAAGATGGGTAATGGTTCCTCAGCATGGTCTGCATTGACATACTTTGCTAATGCCACAGAACTTACAACAGCAATTGATGCACTTGTAGGAATTGCCCCAGAAACACTAGATACCCTAGGCGAACTTGCAGCAGTATTAGGAAATGACCCAGACTTTTTGTCTGACACTTATGCAACAAATGTAAGAGTCGATCAGACTATCCTTAATGGACAGACAGTAACTACAAATGCAATTACTAAGGCAGAAGTAGAACTTGCAGCCCATGCAGCAGACACAACAAATATTCACGGAATTGCAGACACCGCACTTCTTGCTACAAAAGCATATGCTGAACAATATACTGATGGTGCTATTGATGATACAGTAGCGTCACTAACAAAGTCTTCAGTAGGACTTGATCAGGTTGATAATACAACAGATGCAGGAAAACCTGTTTCAACAGCACAGGCTTCCGCAATTGCAGATGCCAAGGCTGAGGCTATTA